TAACCTGTGACTGGAGTTCAGACGTGTGCTCTTCCGATCTAAAGGTACACTAGGCACGCAGATTTAACATTTCCCAACTATCTTTAACAGTTGTTAACACACTTTGGCACGCTTTTTGTTCTGTGCCACAATTACGATTATTTAACACATTTAACACATCGTTAACACACTTTGGCACGCTTTTTGTCTGTGCCACAATTACGATTATTTAACATATTTAACACACCGTTAACACTGTTAAACTTTCATAAAAATAATGTTTCACGTGGAACGGTGGTAACGGTTGTTTCACGTGGAACAAATGGCGAAAGATGAAAATTGTCTCACGTGGAACAAACAAGTGTTAACAACAGTTAATTTATTTCTTTAAGACTTTTTAACGGAAATAATTTGGTGGTTTCGCAAAAACGTTGTATCTTTGCAGCATAAATTAAAAGTTAAACAGTTAAATAATAAGAATATGGAATATAGTTATTTTAAAATCATTTTGAAACAGGTTAATAACGTTACCGTTTATATGGTACGTTCTGACAAAGTAAGCGAGTTCTTTAACAACAAAATAGATTTTCTTTCGGGGGATTGTTCTATAACTGTTAAAGGCAGATTCCCGACACACGAAGTCAGTCGTAAATGGTTTGTAGTTTCTCCAACATAAAATAGATATGAAAAAGATTAAGTATTTTAGCTTGTCTGAGTTTTTGAACTCAGCAACAGCAAAACGTTTAGGGATTGATAACACCCCTACATTTGAGGTAGTAGATAACTTGAATAAGTTAGCCTATTATTTAGATGTTATCCGTGAAAAGTTAGGTAAACCGATTCTTGTTAGTAGTGGCTATCGTTGCACCGCCTTAAATAAAGCCGTTGGTGGTGTTGTTAACAGTCAACACCAAAAAGGTTTGGCGGCTGATTTGGTTTGTACTGATATGGCAAAACTTGAATCGGTGTTAAGAGAAACAGGCGGTTTTGACCAACTTATTAAAGAACACCGCAAAGGGTTTCCTAACTTGTTTTGGTTTCACGTTTCAGTTTGCCCACGTAACGGCAAACCCCGTAATCAAATTATAATGAATCTAGAAAAGAAATGAAAGAACATTTCCAACTGTTAAAAGATTCCATTTCGTTAACAAAGAAAAGTTTGGAAACTGTCGCCAACGATTCGGATAGCGAAAAAGGTTTGATGTTGACTTCGTGCGCCGATACCTTACAGGCAGACTTAACTTTTATTGATGCTTTAGAAGTAAAAGCGCAAACGTATCTAGCAGAACGAAACGCATTGTTAACGTTTATCAATAACAAAGGGTTGTTAAATGAGTTTTACGGCAAAAAATAATAAAACAGGCGGTAACATTTTACCGCCTGTTTTCTTTTATAGATAAACGCCTGTTTCAAGTTGTGAAACAATTTCGTTATATTCATCTACCAACAAATTTGCAGTGTTCAAATTTACGTTTTCAAACTGTGCAAACCCTGTAACGTCTTTCAACGTTACATCTTTTTGCGTGTTGTTAATTACAACGTCAACGGTTTTATTTTCCGTTATTAAAACGTAAGGTTCTAAACCATACAAAATTTGTTCGTTCCATTCGTCACCGCCAACAATATTTAAATCGTTATCCCCTGTTCGATAAATAACATCACGTGACAAAGAAAAACTTTCAAACTGAAACGATACATTGTCACACGATAGGAACGCCACAGCATCACCCGTAACGATGTTAACTTTCAAAGACAAATTAATCATCTTACCAATATACGAACTATCAACAGAAACAAACCCACGGCACGGGATAAAAACCGAAATCTTTGCATCGAAATCGGCATTGTTACCGTTTAACCCTGTAAGGGTAATGTTACCGAAATCTATTGTTATAATATCGGTTTTTGGCGATTCTACAACAATTTTTGTATCGTAGTTACCGCATTTCAAATTATCCGTACCACTTACAGGAACGTTTGTAAAAATACGCTTAATACGGTTCACATATACGCCCAAATTAACGGTTTGTGTTGCACCTGTTGTTTCATTAACCACTTTAGAAAAACGTTGCTTACTGAAAGCATCTAGATTTTCCAAACTTACTTTATAAACATTAATTGCACCGTAATTTTTGGCAACAGGTTCAACTATATTTGCATCGGCATTCAAAGTAAAGTTGAAATTTGGCGTAAATGTTAGCGTTCCCGTTTTCTTGTCGGTATCTAGCGTGAAGTTTACCGTTTTTGGTATTCCGTGCTCTAGATAGTAAACGTTTGGTGTGATTCCGTCAAATATAGCGTTTTCGTTTGCCGTTACCGTTACCGTAATTTCTTTGCCCTTTTCTACAGTTTTACCCGTCAAACTTGAAACACAATTTTTTAAATTATATGTAACGTTTACAAACGTTTTAATTTCGTAGGCGTTGGCATTAATTGTAAAATTGTCGTTTGGGGTAATTGTCACCGATGCCGTTAATTTGTCGCTAGATACATTAAAAATTGGTGACGGTGTGCCCGTTGTTTCGTAGTCAATAGTTGGGGCAACACCCGAAAAAGAAAACCCCGTGTTTGCGGTTAAAGTTATTGTTATCTCTTCCCCTTTGTTTACCGTGCCATTGTTTAACGAACTAGTACAATTTGACAACGTATTTGTAACTGTGACGGTTTCGGGCACAGGGTCTGCGCTTTCAACCGTAAACGCTTTAACGGTACATGTTGAAGCATTCGATGGAATCTCATAAGAAATCGTTGCTTTTTTCCCTGCGGAATCCAAAACAAAGTTTGTGTTGATATATTGGAAACTTGTTGTTCTGATAGCAACCAACGGCACGGGTTCAAACTTATATCCCGTGTTTGCCTGTAAGGTCAAATTTAAAGTTTCGCCTTTTTCTATCGTTTCGGGTTTGTCACCGATAACGGTTGTTTGTTCTGAAATATTATAAGTTACTTTCATAATTAAACATTTCCCTTAATTGTTACCATAATAATACTACCTGTTTCATTCAACAACTCTTTATTCGGAAAATCTAGTTTCCTAATATTAGGGCGTGAATCGAAAACGTTTGAACGGTTTGAAAGATATTCGTTAACATTTTCGCCCTTTGTCAACGTTCCCTTACTATTTAAGATAATATCCTTATAAGTAAACAGAACGTCAACACGCAAACGAACTGTGCAAATATCACCGTCTTGTTGCTTTTCTGAAACGAAATAATAACGGTTCAAACTTTCAATATAAACGTAATTAAACGTAACAGGCGTGCGAGTTCTGAAACGCACAACAGGCGTTAAAACGTTAAACGTTGCATTCAATACGCCCGTGTACTCTTCATTTGCCTGTAAAGTCTTATTCACTTCGTTTGGTTTTCCGTTATAAACAAATGTTTTGATTTTAATCATACCGAAAAATTAAAAGGGGCATTCCTGTGCTATCAACTACAGGAACACCCCAACAGTTAAACAATCAAATTAGGCAACAAAGAACACAACAAAGTTTTCGTTTGTGTCATTGAAGTAGCCTGCATCGAATTTGAAGTAATTGTTGAAAAATTCTGCTTTGGCGTTGTAGTTGGTTGTTACTCGCTTATCCAAATTTGTAACACCCAAAGAGTCGCGGTCAAACATCACACCCAAAACGCCACTGATAGAAACGTCTGCACCGCTTGCACTCTTAACGTCAACCTTTGAAACGTTGGCGAAAGCGTAATCTTTGCCTGTTGCTTGCCAACTTGCAACGGTTTCAGCCTGTGGCAACAAAACATTCTCGTTATGGAACGTATCGGCATACAGGTAGGTTTTTGCAGCGGCTGCAAAGTCACTCAACAAAACGGTATGCAGCACATCTTTCGGTGTGAAACGTTCCTTACCGCCAACGTTGAACAAAGTTGAAATGGTCTGCAAACGGTCAGCATACAAACCCATAATGTAAGCGGCAAAACGGATAAAATCGGGTGTTGTTACGGCAACGTTTGCCGCCAACTGTGCGCCCGTCTTATCGTTGTAAAGTTTCAACAGGTTTACACAACGAACTGTTGACGCAGTAGAGTAATCGACAGTTTCATTTGTTGATGAAACAAACCCGAAAGCGGTTTTATCAGCGTTCAAAGTTTCCGCAATCATATTGTTAATTGTGCGCATAACTAGTGCATCTGTCTTGATGGTCATTGACTTCTCAACTGCTGAATAAATCATCGACAAAAAGCCGTTGAGTTGTTCTGCACTGCTGAAAGATTCTTTTACCTGTCTTTCTGTGATAGATACGGGTACCTCAAAAGTTACCTTTGAGTTGAAGAACTTAGCCGAAACGGTCGGTTTGTGAAATACGTCCTGTTTGTACTCTATACCGTCCTGTAAGTTCCATGTGTCATTCTCTTCTGCTTTTGGAACGTCAGCTGATATTTTTTCCAAAACGCTACCAAATTCCCAAGCATCCATCAAAACGCTAGGAACTTTGCCGCTATAAGGGCGGTTTACGAAAACGACTTTGCCGATGTGATTCACAAGTGACTTCACGTAATTATCAACGGCATTCTGATTAAAAATCTCGTTACCCAAATCAACGATACCCGTTAAATCCTCACTTACAATATCGGTTTCACCCAATACTTCACTCGATACGGTGTTAATTAAACTATAAATCTGTTTTACTTCCATTTTTTATAAAAATTAAGTATTAATAAATATCTATTGTTAACCCATGTGCAAGTTCTGCAATAACTTGCGTTTTGAAATTGGTTTTGCGCAAACTCATTTCTTTTTGAATAATTTCACTAACAGGAACACTAGACGGCAAACCATTCTTAACACTTGTTTTCGTGCCTGTTTCTTGTCGGTTTCCTGTGGATTCTCGCTGTTGTTTTGCATCATTTCCGAAATCTCCATTATTAAACGTTGTACTTGAATCGACCGTGTTATTATTGCCTGTTTCGTCAACGGTGTTACTTGTTGTTTCCGTTGTCTTTGACGTTACCGGATTTAACACGTCATATTCGTTATTAAACACTTGAATTTGTTTTTGCCATTCGTCAAACTTCACCGTGATAATGCTTTTAACAATATCGTTTGCGGTTTCGTTTGTTACGGCATCAACAAGAATTTTGTTTCCATATTTGAAACGAAAATCAATATCTATTAATTTCGGGTCATCTTCCCCGAATATTGATTTGTACAAAACAGGAAACAGGGGCGCAAAGATTTTTTCAAACAAACCATTTTCACCCGTGAAAAGTTCGTTAATTTTCATCGTCTTCTTTGTTTTCTTCTGTTTCAGTTTCTGTTTCTTCTGTTTCTTGCGTTTCTTCTGTTTCTGTTTCCGTTTCTTCTGTTTCTTGCGTTTCTTCTGGTTCGTTTTCCGTTACAGGGTCAACGTCTTCCGTGTCGGTGTGGTCGTGTCCGTCTTCCGATGCTTTAAGCAACGATAAATAGTTTTCGTGCTCAATTTTCCAACTAGACCCCAACGTTACCGTAATATCCGTGCCAAACATTTCGTTAACACGTTTAACACCCTCAACACGTTCCGTTAACATTGAATCAACAAACGGCATTAAAGCATCTATATTCATCGAAACTTCTTGCGTGTTCAAACGTTCACGCTTCATATTATAGTTTGCGTTCAAACCTAAATCGTTAAACATTGATGCCTTATAATACTGCAAAAGTTCAATTAATTGCCCGATTTGTTGGTTTCCCTGTGCTAGTGGTGTTTGCATATTAACACCTTTGAAAAAGGCATTTTCACCGATAACGGAAAAATCACCGTTTAAAATTTTCTGCAAAAACGATTCAGCACTTTGTTTGGTCTTATCGTCACTAGCAGAAATAATCATCGTGATTCTAGTTAAAATACTAGCCAAATTGAGCGTTATTGTTGCATCGGTGTAAAGAACACCATATTTACCAATTAACGGCAAAAGCGAATCCGCAAACGGTGTGTTGTTGATAACGACAATATCGGAATCAATTTTGAACGTTTTGCTCAAATTTAACCACGGGTTTGCTACCGTGTAATCTTTGCCGCGATAATAGGCATCACATTCACCACCACGTGTACCCTGTAACGCATACAGTTTACCGTTAACTTCTGCTATTCCAACGTTACCCGATGTTTGCAGAATCTTTTCAAGTTCAACGGGCGGAATCGTTTCGGGTGTGCCCGTATATTCAAACATCTTTGAAGTCATACAAAGAACTCGTTGCATAAACGTGAATAATGCAGAATCTTTGTTTTTAACTTCTGTTTGATACCTGTTATATAAATTTTCTTTCTCCATTATTTAACAATCGTTTTAATTAAGGTGCAAAGTTCCGTTAATACCTTAGTGTTACTTTGCACGGTTTCGTTTAACTTGTCGGTTTCCTGTTGGTGACGTTCATTCTGTTTCTCCATATAGAAGAAAAGGGCGACACAAACCGCTACAGGAAAACCCACGTTACTAACTAGAGATACTATTGCGTTTACGTCCATATAGTAAATTTTAACTTTGTTATTTAATGATGCAAAGATAAGAATATTATTTGATATTACCAAATAAAACGGGGAAAATTGTTTCACGTGAAATATTTTTAACCACCGTTAACAGATATTAAGTAATAATGTTACTTCTTGCACTTGCCATCAAGTAATTACGCACAATTTCACCTATTTCGTTATTCTGATAAAATACCTTATCGGTGGCGAAAAACTTAGTTATCTGTGATTCTACATAAGTCGCAGTACTCAACAACTTTCGTTTGTAGTTGGGTTTGCCGTTCATTTGCAAAGAATATATCAAACTGTTGTCAACGTCTTTAATCGGGGTTGTTTTATTATGTATGTAAATAAAGTTGTTAACCCCTGTTTCTTTGTCTTCCACTTGAATAACGTTTCCCTGCAAGGTCATTTCGTTAAACTGAATATAGAAGACAAACAAAACGTCATTCGGTTTGTATTTTACAGGCAAATGAGGATAAGCCGCAAGTTCCCATTTACCGCCCGTAATCATCTGCAAATTTTCATTGTCAAAACAAAAGTATTTGTTACTAGCTTTATGTTTAACAATCGTGCTGCAATATTCAACCGCCACCGTTGCTCCATGCTCACCGAATTTATAAATATCTATTGTGCCCTGTTCCATTGTGCGAACTTGTTTTAAACCCATTTCAGAGAAATACGGGCAAAACTGATTCACGGTGTTACCAAGCATAAAAACTTTAACGTCGTTTCGCTGTCGAATAATCGTGCTTAACAGGTTCATATATAGCATAAATTCGTCTGGCAAATAATAACGTCTTGTCAGGAACTCATCGAAAACGATAGTAGTTATATTCGGGTAACTGCTAGATTTTTCGTGTTCCTGTTCTGATAAACAGAAACCGAAACAAAACGGGGTGTTATCGGGTACGCGTTTCTTTGTTTCGGCATCATAAGACGAAAGATACCATTTTCCCGAAACATAAAACACTTCGTTAAATTTACCGCCTGTTAATTCTTGTACCACACCGTTTGCAACGTGATTACTGAATAAACTTTCGGCACGTTTGCCCCTTAAATCTTCACGCCATCTACGAATATATGCCATTTGCTTACCCGTGCGCAAATATTCTTTGATGCCATACAACAACGTTGCATAGGTTTTACCGTTGGAACGTTCACCGAAAATCACATTGTAATCGGCATTTTTTGATAAAATGCGATTCAACGTGTAAAATTTCAGTGTTTCAACCTTTTCTTTTTTCTGTTTCATAACTATTCTTTTTTAAGTCGAATTCCCATTAAATAATTTATATAAAGAACTGAAAGACTTAACGTGTACCCTGTTGGCTCTAGATGAACACCCGTTAACGTGTCGTAACTTGAAACCGTGCCCGTGTAATCTTTTATAGTTCCTGTTTGTTCGTAATCAATATACGTGTGTATATTCTTGCCTGTTGCACTCGGTGGAATATCTAGATAATTCGTGAAAGCGTCAAAGATTCCGTTTTCCCCAAACGTTTCTAGCATATAAGGGATAGCAGATTTCTTGTTAACACCCGAAACGGTAATACTGTAATTGTAATCTTTGCCGTTTACTGTCAGGGCGTTTTCTTCTTCCACCATATAGCGTTTTGCACCCAAAGTTTTGAAACGGGTGTATCGCCCCTCGTAATCCCAAACACCCAACGGTTTGGCGATTCCCTTTACCGTGACGGGTTCAACCTTTTCAAATGGTATTTTGTGGTGCTTACAGGCTGCACGTAATTTTTGTTGTGATAACATATTGTAAGCGGCAAAATATTCTTTGTGAGCATCACCGTTCATAATTTTAACGCTATCGGTATCACTATATATATAATCGTCACCACATTCGGCAATACCCGTAAACAGATTACGTCTTGCATAAGCGGTAACGTAAATACCCCAAGGGTAAAACAAGAAACGGTTTTTGCTGTCATTGTATTTTTGCAGCGTTTCCAATTGCTTTTCCCCTGTAAGGTGTTCAATATCCCACGATTCACCGTCACACAAAATTTCATCACGCAACGGGTTTGTAACACACATACCGTAACAACTGTTTAGCATTTCTTTGCTATTCAGATACTCTACTTCTTTGCCATTAACGCCTTTTAGTTTCGTCTTCATTTCGTAAAGGTGCAAAATAGATTCCACAAACTCTGTAGGCAAATATTCTTTTCTGTAGCATATCATTCGCCCGATTCTGATTTGTTCCCACGTGTAAAACTGTGAAAAAACTTTGAAATCTATTTCGGTAATCGTCATACAAATCTTTGTTGCACAAACTAAACGCCCGTTATTCTCGGAAACGTTTTCTTTTACGAAACACTTACTAACAGATATTGGGTTTTCGTTTTCTGATTTTGCAAATATGTTTGTTATCTCAATATCAAAAACACAACAAAATTTACTAGTCATAAACTCAAATTGTTTCATCGATTTAACGGGAACAACGACGCCCGTGCTCATCGGGAATTTTTCGGAAACCATCACATAAGGGTAACTGCTAGTAAAATCGTAGCTATCAACGTTTTCTATCACCTCATCGGTATATTTTGCGTTGGCGTGCGTGAAACCGCCCGAAAATGCCCTTTGTAACATTAAAAATTCTTCCATACCTGTAATATTTAAATTGTGGATTTTATCCAAATATTTAAAGTTTGGAATCGTTTTTCCTGTTTCAGGGTCTGTTGTCTTAAAGCATACAGAACGGCAATATTTACGCACGAAACCAGTTTTTGTTATTGGTAGCTTTGTTATTCCTTTGTAACGTTCTAAAAGTTCCTGTATGTAACACATAACTACTTTTATATCGTTCAAACAATAGCCAATTTCTTTTGGCGTTAACGGGGTTTTGCTGTGACGTAATAGACTATAGTCTAAATCACCTACCAACTTTTCACATTTATATTTGTGAAGTTGTTCACCCAATTTCGCCAACGAATAACCCGAAAGCAAATAAGAGCAACGGAACTCTAAACCGCTTTTTGTTATTCCGTAAATCGGTTTGCGCAAATCAATAGAGAAAACTTTTTCCCATTTTAGCATTTTTCGTAAAAATTGGAACTCGTATGCCAAATTGTGAACGTATATAATAATGCGCCTTTCTTGGTTTAAACCCAATATATCAACGATGTAATCTAACATTTGCAAAAATTCTTCCCACGTTCTACCAATAATGCAAAAACCATTTATTCCAAATTGCCAAACATACATTAAACTACATTTTTCCATTTTGGTATCTTTGCCACCTAATTTTATGTAACGGTCATAACTATATGTTTCCCCGTCTTCGTCACGATAAAATGAAGTAGTTTCAATATCAAATGAAACAGGCACATTTAAGAACTTTTCGCCCTTATTGTTTCCTGTGAAGTTCTTTTCATTCACCGCCAAAGATAAAACCTTTGAAATATCTTTAGGCGTGTAAATTTCGTTGTGAAGTTCAAAGGATATCTTTTTCATTACAAACCGAATTTTTTGAAACTTTTTAAAATCTTTGCGAGTGTATCATCTAATAAACCGCTCATTCGTTCCTGTTCTTCTTCGATGGCTTTAGCCTGTTCGTTCAAATCATCTTGCAACGAATCTGCTATTTTTATAGCATCATCTTCGATTTGGTCTGAAACGTCTTTGCTTTCTTGCTCAAGTTCACCTGTAAAGTCTTTGTATTGCATTAAATACTGTTCCAAAAACTTTTCATCGGAAACACTTGCAATCTTACCCATTAACTTATTTTGCATCAAACTAAATTCATCATCATTCAGTTTGTACGTACGCTTTAGGTGTTGCGCATATTCTTTTGTACCTGTTGCAGTTGATGTAGGTTGTTGCAAAAACGCTACCGCTTTGGCATATTCAATTTTTAAATCGTTCCAATCGTGTTTCATTGAAAACTTTGCAAACCCTTTTACGTCACCTTTGTTAAGGGCAACAACCGCAGGCGAAACAATGCCCGAATTTTCAACGTTTTGTATGCGTCGGTTTGCCTGTTGAAAAGTTCGTGCAATTTCTTTTCTTAACACGGGGTCAGATTCCAAAGCGGTTAAAATCTCACTTTTTACGTGAATTTTACCCGTAAATGAAAAAGCTCTTTTGCTAAACCCTATTGGATTTCTTTTTGCCATAACTTGCTAAAATTTAAAATGAAACAAAACGGGGGTAACAATAAATAAATTACTGTTTACCCCCGTGGCGTTATCAACCCTTTTACCTTACAACTACTTATCTACAAAGGTAATACCGTAACACTTTTTGGCGTGCGATTCATATTCATAAATCGTGTAACCAACTTTGTTCGCTTTGATGGCATCGACAGCATCACTATTCGCCAAAATTTCACGAATCGTGTCACCTGTAAACTGTGGTAAGTTAACAAGACGTTTGTTTTCGGCATCAATGATAACGGGTGAATCCCCCAATTGTGATTTATGCACATACAAACCGTTGATAGGGTGCACCACATCACCGCCCTCATCTTTGAAAATATCTACCAACTTAACAAACGGGAAATCTGTTGTATCAATCCCGAAACTAGTTCTATTAAAAGTACCAGCAAAACTAAAACCTTTTGGCATAACTCAAATCTTTTAAACGTTAAACTTCTGTTGTCATTGAACGCCTGTTATTACTTAACTTCGTTCACACCGTTTGCAACCGCAAATTCGTTCAACCACTTCTTAAAGCGGTTCAACTTAATAACCGCCTTATCGTCTTTAGCAACTTCGTTTGAAGTCATAAGAGCATTAACACTAGTAATACAGTTGAAAACAGTTTCATTAAAATTCTCATTCATAATTTACCTAATTTAATTTGTTAAACTTATATGTTTCTTAAACACGGTGCAAAGATACAACGTTTTTGCGAAACCACCAAATTATTTCCGTTAAAAAGTCTTAAAGAAATAAATTAACTGTTGTTAACACTTGTTTGTTCCACGTGAGACAATTTTCATCTTTCGCCATTTGTTCCACGTGAAACAACCGTTACCACCGTTCCACGTGAAACATTATTTTTATGAAAGTTTAACAGTGTTAACGGTGTGTTAAATATGTTAAATAATCGTAATTGTGGCACAGACAAAAAGCGTGCCAAAGTGTGTTAACGATGTGTTAAATGTGTTAAATAATCGTAATTGTGGCACAGAACAAAAAGCGTGCCAAAGTGTGTTAACAACTGTTAAAGATAGTTGGGAAATGTTAAATCTGCGTGCCTAGTGTACCTTTAGATCGGAAGAGCACACGTCTGAACTCCAGTCACAGGTTA